CGATACTCTTAATCTTGCCGCGACAACGGATCACATTATTATCATTCCTAAAACTGGTCGTGATAATGCTGATAAGTATGTGGTGTTCAAGGTGGCGAGGGCTGCAGCATGACACTAGCAAACTGTAAAAAACTTTTAGCACATTACGAGAAGACTGGTAACAAAGCTGGTGCTGAGGATATGCGGCGTAAGATTGCCGCACGAGAGGAAACAGCAAATACTCCTGTTTTGCAAAAAGGCAAGAAATAAATAGGTACTTCTTAATTACTCCTACTTATGCCTATAGCAAGTGGAGGAACTATTTCTACCAGTGGCTCGGACACGATCCACACCTTCACTTCTAGTGGAACCTTTAGTAATCAAGGCACCGGAATAACAAACGTTCGCGTCCTTGTCGTTGGTGGCGGTGGAGCAGGCGGCGGCAACAATAACGCAGGTGGTGGTGGCGCTGGCGGGATAGCGTACAATGCTAGTCTTTCCATAACTGAAGCCAGTCATGCTGTTGTCGTGGCAAGATTAAGAGTATCGATATGAGTTTTTATCGCTGCAATACCATCACAAAGAGTAGGTGTTGAAGCAGTGAGATCGCCAGCGGCCATACTATCACGTTAATGTATCAGTAATTAAACATACCGCTTTTGGGTCCGTAAGAATACAGATGCCCTCTTCCCAGACACGAATTTTCTTTCCAATGCCCGGGTCATCAATGATTGCTGTGCTCATAGGCATGAAGCTTTTCCATGTTGCAGCCCTGCTAGGGATGAACAAGACACATGAGTCAGAGACCGCGGTTTCTGTTACGACGATTTGGCAGCCGAGTAGCTCCATAACAACGCCAGCTTTTACTTTTTCACTAGAAAAATTAGGTATTGAAGAACCCTTTACAGTAATCAAGTAGTTAACCAGGTTCTTATGGTCCGTGCTGTTCATGACGAGCACTACGCCAGCAGAAAGATCATAGTTATACGCCGCAATCTTCTGACGTGCAGTAAGGATATCAAGGACGGGGTTACCGTTTGTCGTGTCATCCCATCCTGTCCCGGTGGTAGCATGAGTCGTAATATTGCTTACTGATTGTCCTTCAGTAATAATATTATAAATGTGGGCGTCTACTTGATTAGCGACTGCTTTCACGAGATCACGTACATTAGTAGCGAGGATATCGATATCACAATCCTTAATGTCTTCCACGCTAATAGTCGGGCTCTCCACGAAGAACTTTTTAATATAAGAGGTATTGCGCGTCCACGCTTGTTCCACAACAACAGGCAATGAACGGAATGAAGTGTTAAGAATCTGGCTTGCAGTAATACCGGTCGTGTCGGTTGAGTCAAGAAGTGGGTCATATGATGTTCCTTTTTGGTACCATCGTAACTCACGAGCACTTGTCTTGCTCACGGTCACATAGCGTTTCATGACGAAGCTTTTATCAGCGAAGCCCTTAGCGAGACGATCAATGTCGATGCCGCGAATCGTGCTTTGTCCAGAGGTAGCCATGAGTCACAACTTTATGCTAGGTTCACACTAAAAGGAGCAAGGAGGAACATGAAACTTTCTGTATCGGTTGCTGTCTCTAGAGCACGGCCCACGATATGTTCACTGTTCACGTCTGCTATTACCAGTTCATTGGCTGCGCCAGTAGCAGTATCAGAGATAAGTGCTTGTCCAGCGGTGACGCCAGCAGCGCCAGCGAACCCTTTGAAGATGCCGCGCATGTACACAGCGATCTTTGTTTTACCATCAGATGCTATCTTGTCTTCTGCAGCAATACCAATGATAGCGTCAGTATCGCCCGTAGTCGTAGCGACAGTATTCGGATCAGAAAGTATAAGCAATGCGCCCTTGGTAATACCAGTGCCGTCAGCACAAGTAAAAGGAACAGGTGGTTCCAGTTCGTACAAAAGGACTGTTTCTAATGCCATTAGACCTCTATCTTAATGTCTCGTTATTTAAACGTTTCTTTTTCGTAATCGATCTTTCCCTGACAGTGCCGTTGTAAGACTTTATTCAGGTCGGCTTGCAGCTCTAGTTGCTCGAGCTCGTCTACGAGTCCTTTCAGCACTTTTTCATAGCGTGCTTGTGTTGGCGTTCCCATTCGCAACCCTAGCTCTTCATCCATCAGACTCCCCTCTTATGATCCGGTCAGCGTATTCCTCGTTCGTTTCTTCTTTTTTTGCTACCTGTACGGCGGCCCGGCCCCCTAGCGTGGACTCTACTTGTAGTCTTTCAAGTCGTTGGAGTTTCTCGTCGAGCTGCTTGTTCAGGAGCTCGAGTTTTTCTGCTGCATTGTTGGCTTCCGCGATCATGTCGCGAGGAGCTGGTTCTATACTTTGTTCATCTGTCATGCTTGTTCACCCTAAGTTTATTTCAATAACCCGAAGTTGAGTTTTGAATAGGAAAGCTCATCATTCTTTTTGCTTGGCGTATTGATTGTCCGTACTTCGTCGATGCGACGGTACACAGCAGCCCAGTACGCCTGTTCTTCCTCACGACGTTCTTTCAGTGCTTTTTCTTTTTGTTTGGCGATATTGTTATAGTAGGCCTCGTCATTCCAACGCTCTTGTTGTTTCGCTTCAGCCCGACGCAACTCTATTTGCTTATAGTATTCATCGTCATCAGTCCGCTGTTGTTCTCGACGAGTGTCTTGCTCTTGACGGAGACGAGACCACATCTGATCATCAGTCTCACCAGTCTCAACTTTCTGTTTCATCGTATCGACCATCTTTTGATCAATCTCTAGTTTCAGCGCTGCTGCCTCACGGAACTGCCGCAAGCTCTGCATGACGTTCACCCAAGGAATACTCGCCTGGATCTGGTTCCAAAGATTAGGATTCAGCATTTCCCGCTGTAAATCGATAGCTGCTTGCGCACCCTCGAGATCGCCATTCTTTGACGCCGTACTTACACCGTAGCCTATTGTTTGGAGTGCTTCCTCTTGGAGGAATCCAGCATAAGGATACGTGCCGATGACTTCTTTTAAGAGCACTGCCGCGCCAATACTGACGCCTGCTATTTTCGCTTGCTTTGATAAAAGGTTTGTCGTGAGTAATCCTGTTTTCGTGTTCGGCACAATCTTCCCTGCCGTCGTGATAGTAGAGCCGCCCCACCCTGGTGTGACTCCCACTCTTACTGCTTGGGATACTTTTGTTGCTGGCTGCAACCCTGTGAGGGTGTTCATACTCGCTATTTGTCCGAGCACACCAGCAAGCGTTCCTAGTTGATGTGCAGTACTCATGCTTGCTGGATCGCGCCCATCGGTTGGGCCGGAGAAGCTTGCCTTTATGCCTCCTACTATTTCATTTTGTAGTTGCATTGCTCTTTCCGCGAATCGTGTTGGCTGTAATTTTGTTTGATTGGTTACAGCGCTTATCCGTCCCATTGGTTTATTTGTTGGCATTGCTTGTGGTGGTGTGCTTGCTGTTGGTGCTGGTGTGTAGACTGTCCCGTTGATAGTAGAAGTGTTTGCGTTAAGCGGAGTACTATTCTGAGCACTAGAAACTGTTGTTTGATTGGGAGGCACATAGATTTGTTGTCCACTGATAGAACTAAAGTTCGGAGCGTTAGACGAAGTATTCTGCGTTTGCGGTGTTGCTATTGTAGGTTTGTTCTTACTACCTGCTTTTGTTGGTACCGCTGCCTTTTTCTTCGCGGCTTGTTCTTTCGCGTACTTCGTGTTTTTGGTGAGGCTGCGGACGTTCGCATAACTACTCTGACTTTTGCTGACGCCGACCATTATTTTTTCCTCATGTTTAGTTTTTTGAGTATTGCTTCGTGCATTGTTCTTTCTTCATTTTCTTGTATTGCTAGTTGTGAGAGTTTTGTTTCGAGCTGTTGGAGAATCACGACCATTCTTTTATCCTTGACTTCACTTTGATAGATGAGGTAGAGGATGAAGAGTCCTGCCATGCCGAAATCAATGAATTGACTCCAGTCGGTTTCCATTATTGCTGTCCCTCCATGTCGATGCTCGTGTCGTTGGGTTCACTGGCTTGTGGGCTGCCTTGTTTGTCGTCCATCGGTGTTCCAGTGATCGCGTCCTGTTGCATGCTCGCTGGGAAGGTTAGGTGTATCTCGAGGTTCAATTGCCCGAGCACTTGCTCTTCGATGTAGAGCTGCTCTGCTTTCACGCTTTGTTCAAAAGCAAGATAAACGATTTTTGCGCTCGCGTCAGTAAATTCTTTCGCGTTACCAATAATGATCTGCGGGACATTCACGGCCTGAAAGAAATAATCATTGAGTTGGTTGATCCATTGTAACGGACTAGCAGCAGCATTTAATTGCGCCTGAATCGCCTCTATCTGTACGGTTCCTTTTGGCACGTAGAGGTTTTCTCCGTCTGCTTTTGCCTGGTCAGCTTTCGCCTTGTATGCCGCGACCTTTGCCGTGTCATCAGTATCAAGATAGTGAATGAACATGGGAGCAACATTACGGTGCAAGACTTTTTTCCAGTCGCTCATTGCCTCGTTACGCGCAGTAATAATCCATTCGACAGCCGGGATCACGCTGACGCCGTGAATCTCATCCGCAAGGCGTTTACGTGACAAGTGAAATATCTCTTCTGGCTTGAAGCTCTTGATCCTTTCTCGCTTCACCACCTGCTCATAACGGAGAATGCGGCCTTTCTTGTCTTGCACGATCACTATACTGGACGGGTCGAGAGGCTTCAGGTTCACGAGTACACCATCGTCGTCTCTGATGATCTCACTGAAACTATCGCCGCCGATCGTGTAGACGCGAATAGAATTCGAGAGTATACTATTGAAACTGTCTTTGCCGTTGCCTTTGATTGCGCTTAACAGCATGAGTGTTGTTTCTTCTGCCTCGAATCCTGCCCCGATAGTCCATACGGCTTTGGCGTCGATCGCTGTCTGTAGTTCTGGTATTTGTTTGTAGTAACCCAGGTATTGGTTCCAGTTGAGCATTTGCCAACGGAACTCTCCAGTACCTTCGTTTGCGTCGGTGCTTTGCGCGTCAACACTATAGTCCACGAGAAAGCTCTCGATGTCTGCTATGCTGGTGCTGCTGATGTTTGTGTCCGGCATGATTACAACTCTTTTTGTTGACTCTGCATAATGGCTTTGATCTCTTTAAGCTCTTCAAGCAAGCTCAACAACACTGTATACAAGAGGTCAGGATCGTTCCCTCGCTGCTCAAGGTCGAGGCGTACCTTTCGCGCGAGCTGATAACGGTTCTTGAACTCTTCCTGTACGGTGTTGAGATCCATAAGTTATGCCTTGCTGATTCGGAGATTATAAATTCTAGCATACGCTGCATCATCAGCGCCCGGAGTAGGCTTTACTGACTTGACCCGGAAGTACCGGAAGCTTTGCTGTCCTGCGTAGTTCTTTGCTGCTTCCCCGCCGCCTGGTATGCTCACGCTGTCGATGTCGGTGTACGTGCTGTCATCATCACTAATTTGTAAGGTACTTGTGTGACCTTGCACGCCAGCACCATATGAGGTATAATAGACCGCGATATTGGCTTTGCTGATCCTGCGTCCCATGTCAAACGTGATGTAGTACGTCCATCCACTCGCCGGGGCTCCTGCGTTTGCGCCAGTAGCAAAATACGTTGTAGCGTCATTATCAAACATTGCGCCGATATTCCCTTGCAGCGTCCCCGAGCCCGTGCTGATCTCGCTATTTTGTGCCATGTTTCCGTCGTCAGCCGTGTACATGTATCCATTATCTGATACGCTTGGCTGTCGTTGCTCGAAGACCGTGCTTAGAACCATTGATTCAACCGGAAGAACTGATTCGTGTCCGGTATGCCTCCTTCATTCTTCAAGCTAAACGGCACGACGAGCCCAAGACGCAGCATTTCTTCCCCAACATCCAAGCCATGAACAAATACTCTGCCAAGCAAACGACCGTATTTATCAACACGATTCTTACTGTCAATAAGTACTACTATCTTTTTATTTAGTATTTGTCCTCGTAGCCAGTCCCTAGCGACTTCCCCCCCGGCATTCATTTCTGGAGCGTCGATATCATGGAGGCGCAACGGGAACAAAAAATCTCTATTGGTGGTGAACAAAGTAATGGTGTCCCCGTCGTGCACTCGCATGACGACAGCCTCGAAATCCTCCGTTAGTTGGGTATGAGGTGAGAGAAACCGGAGGGTTTCTAACTGAGTATCGGTGAGTTCGGGATAATTTTTGAAATCATGATCGAACATTAGGCACCGAGCAAGAATTCTTGCGTTTTTTTATCACGTAGTAAGCTGATGCAGCGCAAATAAGAATCCCTGAGCACGTTGATGAGGTTTTCTGCTTCTGTCCGGGTATCATAACCGCTCATGTCGTACGCAATCACATAAATAGCCGCGAGACAAGACGCTGCTTCTTTGAGGATGCCTTTCACGTCGACGTTGAGAGTAGAATAATTATCACTCCAGTTATAGCGTGTTGCCGCGTTGATCTCACTCTCTGCCTGCGTCATGAAATCATTGACGTATGCCTCAGCTTTACTTGTGGCGCTTGCGCCACTGCCTGCTTTGCGCTGTACTTCTGCTGTTGTCGCGAAAATACCCGTATCTGCCATAACATTCCTCTACGATTTAGCGGATATATAAATCTAGTCCTCGATCCTTGATACACCAGCACGCCCGGACGAGTGCTTCCGTGAGGTGACTGTACGCCCCAAAGATCTTCACCTTATTACTCCCCGACTCCATGTCGCCATAACTGTACGTGATACTCTTCATGCTCCGCAGGAGGTCGAGGTCACTGGTCATCTCCAAGAGCCCAACCTCAAGCAACATCAGCACGTTAGAGTACAGGTCTTCTTTCAGTATTCCTCGTTTTTTCTCTTCTCCTTGAACCTCAAAGCGTCGGCTTGCATTATTGAGTCCAGTAACCCTGCGAGTTCCGAGTCGGTCACTAATGACATCAGTGACGCCGCCTCCGACTCCTGCATCATCGATGAAAATCTTCTTGAAATGATAAACGTCATCAACGTTAATGATTCTTCCGATTGTATCAGTAGTTGATACTCTTTCTGTAGTGAAGCACTTGACGATCTTGAGTCTTTTATTGTTAAGTTCACAGATAACGAATGCATTTTCATCACCTCCATATCTCGCGATGTCAACACCAAGATAAAAACTTGATCCTGGTTGCTTTTCCTCCAGACTCCATTCTATGAACGTCATCTGCTTCTTCAAGAGCTCTGTGGGGAAGAATTGGTTCCACTCATCACAAAACTCCCCGAGATACTCTTGACGGTACTGCGCCTTCGTCATCCGCGCTCTTTCTTTCTTAAGAAAAGAAGGGTCGATACGCTTACACGACTCAGAACTCACATGGATAGCGAGAAACTCCGAGTCAGTAAACGTATCAAAGAAAAACCCCCCCTTCCCGAAAGGCGTACTAATCGTTATGATCCAGCCGAACCCACGCTCATGCCTGCTGACCGCAAGCATGGGAGTAACAGCTAGCCAAACCGTCTCTGGGATATAGGCTGCCTCGTCTGCGATGAGGAGGTCGATTGTATAACCTCTAATAGAGTACGCAGTTCTTCCCGCTGGCAGACTATATATTCTGCTTCCATTTTGCAGAATAATTCTTGTGAGAGTAGGTTTTTCAGCAAACGTAATTCCTTCGGCGTCAGCACGACCCCGTACTTTCTCAAACAAAAGTCCCGATTGACGCTGGCTCGCTGCGATAATAAGAGTAACTGTTCCCGGATTGTCCAATGCGAACCTAAGTGCTTTTTCACTAATCACCTCCGATTTACCGACCTGACGGCCAGCACGTATCGTTATGTTGCCTTTATGCTCTAATACTTGTTGCTGCCACTTATCCCACGACCAAACAAACTTCTGATTATTCATAAACAAAATACCCCCGTTTATCTCACTCTACTGGTCGGGCCGCAAGGACAGACATACCAAGTTGCTATACCATCAAACTTACCTTTAATAGGCTTCTTGCAACGTAAGCAAATCTTATCTTTCGCCATTGTTCATCCTCCTGCACCTCTGGGGAAATCGTGATTGCAAGCGTCACAGCAAGGATTGAAGGGGTACTTGCAGGACTTCCACGGCTTGCCGCACTTCTGGCAGCTCTCACTATTCTGTTTCTTAGTTGTTTTTGACATTGATACAACCCCGCAAATCAACATGAATACATCTATCAAGGCGTTCCCTACACTCCCAACAAAAACCATTCTGTTGCTTCATTGAATCGACCTCTTTTCAAAGCAACATTCGCAATGCCCGAGCCATGCTTAATCACAGATACACCTTTCCGCATCTTCTTTGTTGTGATAAGACCTATTACAGTCTAAGCAGATGTACATCAATATCAATCTTGGTTCTACTCTAATTCTTTCCATCGAATAACCTCTTCACTATTTCATCGCCTGAGAGATACGGTCCAGCAGTTCCACCATACTGATTTTTTGCTTAGCAGCAGCCAGCTTCAACAACTGGTGCGTACTATCCCTCACCGCCAAATACTTCATAAGTACTCACCACACTTACCACAAAACTGACAATCATTCTCCTCATCATCCTGCAAACAATCCCACGGATGAGAACAATTCAGCTTACTCATGAGTCCTCTTTATTCAGGATCCTTTTTAATAAATCGATCTCTGCGGATAATCGATCCATCCTGTTCCAGCAAGCCTCAAGCTTCGCCTCAGTGCTCAAATCCTCACAATACACGAAGAGCTGCTGCTTCATTGCTTCCCCCTCGCATAGATAGCCTTCTTGATCTTCCCGGCTACGTTAGTGTCCATCAAGAATATCTCAATGGCTTCACCAACCCAAGTTGCTGAGTCATCGCCGTAGTGCTCCGCGACCGCGCGTTGGCTGGTCTTGTTCATCGTCCACTTCCGCTCATCACCGTTGATGAGAGCGACAGTGATGGTGAAGTTCTCCGTCTCCTTACCATCGAAAACTTGTTTCCCGATGACACCCTCATCCTCAAACTTCACCTTCATAATACCAGACTTAGGAAAGTCCTCTGCTTTAAGATAATTATCCAACTGCAACTTAACCATAGATCGCACCTCCGCGAAATATAACATTCTGTATAATTACCATATTTATATAGTTTACTATATTAGAAAAATCTTTAGACACCTACCCAACCCACCAAACCACAACACACAACATTCGGCAATCAATCAGTCAGACACCACCGCTTCGCTCGGCTTTAATCAGTCGCGAGCGCCCGCAGGCGCGCGAGCGAAGCGAGCGCGCCCCGGGCGAGCGAAGCGAGCCCGGGATAGTCGAGGCGAGCGAAGCGAGCCCGGGATAGTCGAGGCGAGCGAACGCGAGACACCAATCCAGTAATAGTCATAAGCCACCAATCCTATGACCGAAGGTGAGATGAGCGAAAGCAATGTAGGCAAGAACGATCTTCACCTTTTCTTGCCTACTGCCTCGCTCATCGAACCGAGGTTTGCAAGCGCTCGTATACTCAAGCGCAGCAACCCGAAGGGCAGGTGGACAAAATAGGGCGCGAATCGACTGATTCCGAGCGAAGCGAGGAGATTATGAGCGAAGCGGTGGTGTCTGACTGATTGATTGCCGAATGTTGTGTGTTGTTGTTTGGTGGGTTGGGTAGGTGTCTAAAGATTTTTCTAATATAGTAAACTATA